TATCCTCCCGGTAGCGGATTTTTAAGCGGGCCACAATCTTGGACTGATTGGCCTGCGCCGCAATCAAATCCTTGCCTGACAAGTGGGTGACTTTACCCCACAGCTTTTTATAGCCCACCCATGGCAATGGAACGGGATAGCCATCACCATCCCGGTCCGGGCCTTTGGCTTGGATTGTGATGCGGTGCCGAAGTTCGCCTGCTCTTTGTGACATATCAAACCCCTAAGTCCTTTCTGTATGGAACCAAAAATGACTCTGAACTTTTTGGAAGCTCTGCCACACTTAGACCAGCAACCACATCTTCGCGATTTGCATACAGATGCCCGAGCAGCATCAAGACCCCAATTTCCAGCGATGGATTTACAACAATACCAAGCTCTATCATTCGAACAGCACGAAGTGCATCATCTTTATTCGATTTCGCCGCTTCAATAGCTGATTTTTGGAAGCTGCGATCTAAAATACCCTGAGCATCAGCAATCGATTCACCATATTGCTGCGTTGCTTCATTCACCAATGTAGGTATAGTGCTCTTTGCATCTTTTAGTGACTGTGCTGATTCGTAAATTTTTCGATTAAGATACTGCTCAGCAATATCTATTGCCGAAGCGAGCTTAATTGCAACATCATCGCCAGCATCATCATCCACCCGCAAATGAGTTTTAGCTTTTTCAATGTCAATAACTGGCATGACTTGGCCTTATTCTGGTTAATCTTTTGAGCCTTGCTGAATTTCTACCGCTTCCGCTTTGGCTTTGGATTCAGCATCCGCCTTAGCCTTAGCCTCTTTTTCAGCTGCAGCCTTGGCTTTATCGGCCGCATCATCATTAGAATTAACAGCTAACTTCTTTTTGATAAGTTCACCAGCAGTTAAGTCTGAAATGTCAGCTTCATCCCCTTTTTGGTAAACCTTATTGCCCAGCATGGCGGTATCTAAAAACTTTATTTTCACGTTACTCTCCTAATGGAGCAAACCCCAAAAGCCTGCTCCATGAAGTTAGTGCTTAGTTGTGTGCGAAGTTAAGCAGGGAGGCTGCCCTTAACAAATGCCTCAGGGCGATATACAGCCAATGCCAGGCGCTCTTCACAACGGACAGAAATCATATTGTTTTCGAAGTCATCAGCATTTTCTGTAGAAATCACCACGTTTGCATCTTCGCGGTCAAAAATTTGAGCACCTTCTGCGAAGCTTCCGGTCAGAAACTTGCCATTCATAGCCGCGTGATTTGTTTCAGCTACTGGCAATCCCCAAAGGCTTGGAGTATTTGGCGCGAATGGATTGGTAAATAAATATGCGCCAGTTGTGTCTTTCAACAGCTCAATTCCAGTCCAGTCATTCATGTGCAAGACATGGCCGGTCGCAAAAACATCTGCCAAGGCGGCCTGCAGCATTGCAAGGCGCAGCACATCAACTTTTGTCGGGCTGGCCAAAGTAATTGGTGCTGAATACGCCTCGGCCTGAGTGTAAATCCCATGCAGGTTTACACCTGTACCGGCACCGAAGAGCAACTGTGCATCTTCCACACGCTTCAAGCCATTCAGCAGGCGGCCATTAATGAAACTTTGAAGTTGCGGCAAGTCGTCAAGAATCTGTTTTGATGCCTTTAACATATGTGCAATGGTTTTGACACCTTCAAGCACTTCTTCGAATGTCAATTCAGAATATGGCTTAGCAGTAGCCTCCACAACTGGCGCAGCATTGTTGGTAAATCCAGTTTCACGCAAATATGCAATCGCATTGCTCGCCGTTTTACCTGGCGCAAGCAAATCACGAATAGATAGGCGCTGATCTGGGGCGGTAACAATTTTAGTGGAGCCATCCACCGGATTCACAGCAAATGAAGTTAAGGCTGCACGCGGTACTGGGACGCTCACGCGCTTGCCTTGCACCACATTACCGACCATCGCAATGACAGCCTCATCCTTAACTGTTAGATCACCAGCATATGCATCCACATCACTGCCTGCCGAGCTGCCGCCGCGCGCAAACAGCTGCTCAGCTTCACCCAGCTTGACCTGCAGATCATTCTGCGCTTGGCGCAAGTTATTGAGATCCGTTAAGGCCGTATCAACAGCTTTTTTGGTTTCAGTGGAAAGTCCATTTGCTTTTTTTGCCTCGTTTAAAGCATTTTCCGCCATAGGTTGAACTTTTTCAGTCAGGTCTTTTAATGCCGCATTGACATCTTTAAGCTGCGCTGCTACTTGATCTTTATTTGTATCAGTCATGATTTTTACTCATAAAAAAACCGCCAATAAAGGCGGATAAGAAGATAAATTAAGGTTTATGCGTTAAATTTCGCCGCAGCATCACGCATACTTTGAAGGACACCTTGCAAAGCATCATCGCCAGCACTAGGCTTGGTATTATTTACTGCGCTAGGCATGCCTTTTAAATCCTGAATAAGTTCACGGCGCGAACTTCGCGATAATCCAGCCTTAGCAAGCAAGATATCCGCCTTATGGGATGCCACTTTTTCTTTGCTGAAATTTTTCGTATCTTCTACAACAGCATCCGATGGCAAAAAAGCATCAGCAAAACCACTATCAATAGCATCCCGCCCATTGATCCAGCGCTCTTTATCCATGTCGGCCTTCAACTCATCAATGGCAAGGCCAGACTTAACATGATAAATATCCGCAATGGTGTCATCAATTTGCTCAAGAAAATCTGCGGTTTCACGCAAATCATTACGATTGCCCCACACCCCGGTCCATGCATTATGAATCATAAAAAATCCAGCCCGGGCAATTTGGATTTCATCAGCAGCCATTGCAATGAATGACGCTGCGGAGGCAGCCACCCCTAAGACACGTACCGTCACATGTCCTTTATATTCACGAAGCAGATTGTAGATAGCCAAACCCTCAAATACATCACCGCCTGGTGAATTGATATTAACTACTACATCAGCACCATCCAATGAGCGCAATGCAGCACTAATGCGTTTAGCGGTTACACCAGAATCATCCCAGTAGTCATAACCAATAGGATCATAAATACCAATTGTATTCTCACTTTCATCCGATGCTTTAATTGCCGGGTTCCAGCGATTAAAAGCTAATGGTGAAATTCCTCCTTTCTCTTTTGCATTAAAATTAGCGACTGGCAGCAAATTGCGCTTACTCATTGTTATTACCTTTGTAATTGGTTCCAACTTTATCAAGTGGAATTAATGCCGATTGAATGGTGTAAACATCGCCGCCCTGAATTGGCGCCTCATTCTCTTTACGCCTAACCTCATTGCGGCTATACCAGCCATTATTAAGTGCAGAGGCATAGTATTCCGCGCGGCCTTTTGAATCGGCCCTCAATAAGCCCTCAACACCAAATTCAACGTAATGTGTCTCAAACTCCGCTGCGCCGATCAAGCATCGCCCAATTTCCTGCTCAATATTGACTAACATTGGCCGCAAGGTATTGGTCAGGAACTGCATATTCATCCCTTCAACACTGGACGCCCAAGAGCTTTGCTTATCAAGATGACCAACCATGAATGGCGGCACCCGGAACCAGCGGCAGATTTCTTCAATTTCAAATGTTCGCGTTTCCAGCATCTGTGCCGCTTCTGGGTTTATTGTGATGCCGTGGTACTGCATGCCATTTTCAAGCACCATCATTTTTCCAGCATTTTTAGATCCCATGAATTTTTTCATGCTATCTCTTAATGCTTCGCGCTGATCTGGCTGCAACTTATCTGTCGCTGAAAGAAACCCGGAGGCCTGCAAGCCATTCTCAAAGAATTTTGCAGCAGCCTCCTCGGCAGCCTGAGCCGCACCAATAGTTTCTCTTGCCTTCTGAACTTTAAGTAAGCCCATTACCCCATCAATACCAAAACCACGAATATGCATCATTGCTTTTTCTGTGATTTCACGCCTTACACCACTTTCTGTGTAGGTGTAATTCAGAACTTTGGTTGCCTTGTCTCTGGTGACTACCATGTTCTGCGGCAGCAGTGGATTTAAGGAGATAATCCTCCCTGAGGCACTTCTCACAATTTCAACATATGAATTACCCCATAGGCAGATGCTGGCCACAATCATCAGCATGAATCGACTGGGTGTCATTTCATAATTGGGAGATCTGCACAAAAGCCCATACAAAGGATGCGCCACCGCTACATCGCGGCTTCCATCAGATTTCCGCTGATAAATCTTAAGCGGCAATGTTGAAACAGTCTCTGAAATCAAACTCACACAAGAGAAAACGGCGCTTAATTGAAGCGCCGAATCCACTGTCACATGCTTGCCACTTGATGTGGCCAATAAAGTCTTCAGCAGCTCTGGCTCAAGACCGAGATGCCCATCAAGCCCAAGGAAGCGCAAAGCCGCTTGAGCAAACCGACCCGGCTTCTTTGTACTCATTAAACACCCACCATAATTGGATCATCATAAAATTCATCACCATTAGAATCCCCAGCAACCAGCAAGATTCGATTAATCCCCATCAGCAAACATACGGCGCCATCAATCTTGAAAGCGTTTTTTTGCTTGCGCGGATAATCATTGTTATTTGCATCAGGCT